ACGTGCTCGGCGTGCAGATGCGCGGCTACCACGACTTCGGCGTGGCGCTTCAGGACCCGCGCGGCGGGCTGAAGAGCAAGGGCGAGGCGTAAGCCCCCTGACGGTGACACTCAAGTGACGGAGGTTTGAACGATGGCAACCGCAAGATACGTGCAGGCGGGAGATTCGATTGATTACACGCCGAGCGCCGACGTCGCCGCCGGCGACGTGGTGGTGCAGGGCGACCTGGTGGGCGTGGCGAAGATACGAATCGCGGCGAATGCGCTCGGGGCACTCGCGGTGAGCGGTGTCTTCGACTTCCCGAAGGCCACCGGTGTGGGCGAGGCTATCTCGGTCGGCTCGAAGGTGTACTGGGACGAGGCCGAGGCGGTGGCGAAGACCGATGACGAGACCGGGGCTAACAAGCTCATCGGCAAAACGGTTCTGGCGGCCGGCGATGACGACGAGAAGGTGCGCGTGCGTCTCAGCCAGTAGGAGACACGAGGGTGGCTGACCTTCTTCAGCAGGGTCTGGGCTGGCTCGAGGAGCAGCGCAGGGCGCACCTGAGTCGCACGGTGACCTACCGGCGCGGCTCCTCGACGGTCGATGTTCTGGCGACGGTCGGGGCCACGCGGTTCGAGGCCGACGACGGTTCCGGCATGGTGGTGGAGATGGAATCGCGTGATTACCTCATCGCTGCCGTCGACCTGGTTTTCGACGGCCAGCAGGTCTTGCCGGAGCGCGGCGACCAGGTGCTGGAGACGCGGGACGGCGTGACGCACGTCTACGAGGTGATGGACCTCGGGCCGGAGAAGCACTTCGTCACGTGCGACCCGAACGGGCGGACGCTGAGGATTCACACGAAGTTTGTCGGCACGGAGGCCGGCTGATGAAGCGTGAGACCACAAGGCTCTGGGCGGCGGCCATCGAGTGTGTCGGCATTGCGGTGACCGGCGTGGGCATCGGTTGCGAGCTTGCCCTTGGAGGCGAGCTGCACCTGGTGGTCATCACGGTCGGCAGTTGCCTGGTGTCCGTCGGTGGCCTCCTGTGGGCCAAAGCGAGGTGATCCGTGGCCACGATTCTGAATATAGCCGATGCGGTAGTGGCTGAGCTGAACGGCGGCTCCTTCAGCATGTCCTTCACGGCCATGCGCACTTACATCCCGCGCTTTGACCTGGCTGACATGACGACGCTTCGCGTGACCGTGGTCCCCAAAGGATTGGAGATCGCTGCGAGCAGCCGGGGCCGTGACCAGCACGATTACCGCCTGGACATCGGCGTGCAGCAGAAGTTTTCTGAAGGAGACGCTGCCGAACTCGATCCGCTGATGGGACTTGTGGAGGAGCTCGCGGACCACTTCCGGGGTCTCGTGCTCGACACCGAGCCTGAGGCCGCCTGCGTAGTCGTGGAGAACGGCCCGATCTACGCACAGGAGCACATGCGAGAAGGACGCCTGTTCACGAGCATCCTGACCCTGACCTTCCGAACGTGGCGATAGCCCTTCGTAGCTTTAGCGGAGGAGGGAGATGAGACATGCCGGCACGACCTGCCATAGGCTTCACGCTGCGCGAGTTGAAGGGGATGTTCTTCACGTCTCCGGCGGTCATCCGTGCCGTGGACAAGGCCACCTACAGGGCGCTGGTGAGGTTCGGGCAGTACGTGCGCAAAGTGGCCCGGCACTCCATCAAGAGCGAGCCGGGGCCGAGCGCTCCCGGAGAGCCGCCGCACGGCCACACGGGGCTTCTCAAAGGTCATATCTACTACGGGTTCGATCCTGCGGGCCGCTCTGTAGTCATCGGCCCGGCGCGCCTGAAGAAGCCCGCCTACGGCCCGGTGACCGTGCCGGAGCTCATGGAAGAGGGCGGCGCGGTGCGAGGGCGCGACCGCATGATGCACAGGTACGAAGAGCGGCCCTACATGGGTCCGGCCTTCGAGGCGGGACAGGAGAAGCTCGACGAGTTCTGGCACGACTCTGTCAGATAGGAGGCGAAAAGAATGAGCCATAAGCTGGGCATGAATTGCAAGTTCTATTACTCGGACACGCTGCTGAGCGACACGAGCGGGCCGGATACAGTGACGTGGAACGAGATCGAGAACGTCCGCGACCTGACGCTGAACCTCGAGACCGGCGAGGCCGACGTCACCACGCGAGCCAACAATGGCTGGCGAGCGACGGCCGCAACACTTAAGGACGGGTCAATCGAGTTTGAGATGCTCTGGGACACGGGCGACGCCGCGTTCGGGGCGCTCAAGGACGCCTGGGCCAACAGCACGGAAATCGCCCTGGCAGCGATGGACGGCGACATCGAGACGGCTGGCTCCGAGGGTCTGGCCGGCAACTTTACCGTCACCAACTTTTCCCGCTCCGAGCCGCTTGAGGAGGGCGTGACAGTGAGCGTGACCGTGAAGCCGTCGTCTTTCACGCAGTGGTATGAGGTGACCGTCTGATTCTCCTCCGCTGAAGCTACGGAGAACTAACGTGAGGTCTTTCACGGACAGCGCGGGACGCACGTGGACGCTGGCGCTGAACCTGGGCGCTGTCAAGCGCCTGAAGGCTTTGCTCGACGTGGACCTGCTCGGGCTGGCCGAAGGCGATCCTCCTCTGCTCACGCGCCTCGGGACGGACGTGATCCTGCTGTGCGATGTGATCTTCGCCCTGATCAAGCCGCAGGCCGACCAGGCGGGCGTATCTGACGAGGAGTTCGCGTCGGCCCTCGGCGGCGATGCCATACTCGCAGCGCAGAAGGCGTTCTACGAGGAGCTGGCGGATTTTTTCCAGGGCCTCGGCCGTCCGGACCTCGCCAGGGCGGTCGTGACGCAGAGAGCACTGGTCGAGGCAGCGGTGACCGAGACGCGGAAGCGGCTGGAGATCATCGACCCCGAGGCAGAGGTGCGGGCGATCTTTGCCACACAACCGGCGAACAAGTCTGGCGCACGGTCTACGAGCTCGCCGGAATCTGCGGAGTCGACCCGGAGCCGTTCAGCTTGAGAGAGCTCTGCTGGATGGCTGAGGCGGCGCAGCGGGAACGATGGCAGCACACGAGCTGCGTGCTGGCGATGCTGGCCAACGTGAACCGCGACCCGAAGAAGACAAGGCGCTTCAGGCCGGACGACTTCAACCCCTTCGCGCCGAGGCGCAAACAGGGCGTGCCGCTGACTGCCGATAACATCGGCCTCTTGAAAAGGTTCGTGCAGAAGGAAAAAGGCTCATGACGGTCCGAAAACCAGTCCTGCTCGCCGAGGTTTTTGTGCTCCTGGCGCTTGCGTGCGGCTGCCGCACCGCGTCAGTGCCGATGTCTGCGCCAGCGCAAAGGCAGACCGCCCAGGTCGCCCCGGGGCCGCGGGCCGAGAACGTCTCCGGCGACGTGCACCAGCCCACTATCACGGAGATGGAGGAGAGCCTGCGGGAGAGCGGAGTCGAGACCGGCGGCGGGCAGGTAAGCGGCGACGTGTCAACAGTGCGCTACGGGCTGGACGAGCACATGACGGCGCTGCTTGAGCGTTACGGGGAACAGACAGTCGGCGTCCTTGCGAAGATCGTGGCATCGGCTATCGTGGCCGTGGCCGGGCTGCTGCTGTGGGCACTCAACACCAACGCGCCGAGCAACGAGGTCCTGCGTCTGGCGGGCCAGATCGTCGGCCTGGCCGCGCTGATCGGCGGGCCGGTTCTCGTGTGGACGGTGTTGTAGCAAAGAGGCAAGGCGATGTGGTTCGCAATCGGATTGATCTGCGGGATTCTGCTGGCTGCTGCCCTGCTCTACGGCTGGGTGAAGCTCAAGGAGCACAGCGACGAGGTGTGATAACGGCAGGCGTGAGGCTTGAGACTTGAGGCTTGAGGCTTGCCCCGTTGTCTTCGGGGAAAGGCTCACAATCGCGTCTTTGCCGTACCTCAGGTCTTACCCCCCAGGCCTCAAGCCTGGAGCGAAGCGATAGCGGAGCGACATATGGCGAAGACGGGTGCAATCAGGGCCGGGCGAGCGTACGTCGAGCTGTTCGCCGACAAGAGCGAGCTGGTGCGGGGGCTCAAGGCCGCCGAGTACCACCTGAAGCAGTTCGGCCGGAACGTCCGCCGTCTCGGCATGCAAATGATGAAGCTGGCGGGCCTGGCTGCCGTGCCACTCGTGGCCGGCACGAAGGTCTTTGCCGACTTCGAGGAGCAGATGGCGAACGTCGCCACGATGCTCGACCGGCCCGAGGAGCACATGGACCGCTTCCGTGCGGCGATCCGTAAGATGGCGGTGGAGTTCGGAGAATCCACCGAGGCTTTAGCCGCCGGCCTGTACGATATCCTGTCGGCCTCGGTCGCTCCTGAACATGCCCTGGGCGTCCTGGAGGCGTCCGTGCGGGCTGCGAAGGCGGGCCTCACCGACACCAAGACCGCTGCCGACGCCATCACGACCGTGCTCAACGCCTACGGTCTGTCGGCCGAGCGGGCAGCAGATGTGTCCGACCTGCTCTTCCAGATCGTCAAGCGGGGCAAGACGACATTCGCTGAGCTCGCCCCTGCGATCGGTGTGGTTGCCACCACGGCGGCGACTGCCGGCGTGCCCCTTGACGAGATGGGCGCGGCCCTTGCCACCATGACCCGTTACGGCATCCGCACCGAGATGGCCGTCGTCGCCCTGAACCAGGTCGTCAGCGCGTTCCTCAATCCTTCAAAGGAAGCGGCCGAATACGCCCGCTCGCTCGGCTTCGAGCTGTCGTCCACCACAGTCCATGCCGAAGGGCTGGCCGGGGTTTTCAAGCGCATCGCGTCGTTGCCCCCGGAGGCCGTCGCGAAGCTCTTCCCGAACGTTCGTGCCCTGCGCGGCGTGCTGCCTGCCCTTCAGAACATGGAGGGTTTCCTGGGCGACGTGACCCTTATGGCCGAACGCGCGGGGGCGACGGAGCGGGCGTACGGGAAGATGACCGGGACCCTTGCGCACGGGTTCCGCCAGATCAAACAGGCGGGCCTGGAAGTCCTGCGCGCCGTCGGCGACGCCCTTGCCGAACCAGTGAAGAAAGCCGGCGAGGCGATCAAGGCCGGCCTGCTCTACGTGCGCGACCTGATCGCCCATAACAAGGAACTCATCCTGAGCATCGCAAAGGTCGCGCTCATCGTCGGCGCCGTGGGCACAGCGCTCGTGGCAGTAGGCATGGCAGTTCAGGCGCTCGGCTTTGCCTTCGGCGGTCTGGCGACGCTGGTCGCCCTCCCGGCGAAGACGCTTCTGGGTCTTATCGGTGTCCTGAGCGGTGTGGCCAGTGCTCTGTTCAGCGTGCACGGCGCGGTGCTCGTTGCGGGTGCTGCTCTGGTCTACTTCAGCGGTCTCGGGGGCAAGGCCACCGACTGGCTCAAGGGGAAGTTCGACGAGCTGAAAAAGGACGCACTTGCCGCGTTCGACGGGATCAAGGATGCGCTCGCCTCGGGCGACCTCGGTCTTGCGGCGAGGATCGTCTGGCTCACGCTGAAGATGGAATGGCACAAGGGCATCCGGCCCCTGGCCGAGGCATGGGAGGGCTTCGTTTTCGGCCTGAAGGCCGCATGGGAGATCGCCGTCCACGCCATCGCCAGGGTCTGGCTCGACCTCACCTACACGCTCCAGAAAGCATGGGCGCGTTTCTCCTCATGGTGGCAGGAGACGCAGACGAAGCTTTCCGGGTGGCTCGCCAGGCGGATGCTCGAGGTGCAGGGCATCTTCGACGAGACGCTCGACGTGGAGTTCGCCAAGAGGCAGGTGGACGTCTCGATCCGCCAGGAACTGGGCGGTCTTGAGGCCGAGAGGAAGGCGCGCCTTTCTGCCCTGGAAGAAGAGCACGCCCTGGCCCGGCAGTTCGCGGAGGACGAGCACCGCCAGCGCCTTGCGAACCTGGGCGAGGAGTATGACGAACGGGTGGCCGCCACGGAGGAGGCGCTCAGGAAGGCAAAGGAGGACTGGCAGGCAGCCCTGGCAGAGGCGAGGCGGAAGCGAGAAACGCAGGAGACCGGCAAGGAACTCGGCCCAGCCCCTGAGTTCGCGCCGCCGAAGCTCGAGGAGCTGCTCGGTGGCCTGAGTGCCGCCCTGGGTCGCATCAGCGTGGTGGGCACGTTCACGGCTGCGGCCGCATGGGGACTCGGCACTGGCAACACGGCCGACCGAATAGCCCGGGCCACCGAGGAGACCGCAAAGAACACAAGGAAGCTGACAGACAAGGCCGCCGAGGGCGGGCTGGTATTCGCATAGAGGAGCAGCGTGGCGATAACCGTCGAGGAAAAGATCGATAGCCGCGAGGTGACGACGGGTGACAACGCCTCTGCGATCCTGCGTTACGTCATCCGGGGCACGGCCGACGACGGTGCGGCCCGCGAGGCCCTGGGCAACGAGGCGCCGGAGTTCTACGACGGCCTGGTGCGGAAGAGCCGGGAGGTATCCCCGGTCTTTGTGGACATCAATAACCCCAGCGGCTCGGTCTGGGACGGCATCGCCCGCTACGGGCTGAGGCAACGCGAGCCGGAGACCGGCCAGTCGGAGTTCTCATTCGACACGGGAGGCGGGACGCAGCACGTGACGCAGGGCCTCGCCACGGTGGGCGTCTATGCCGCCCCCGGCAAGACAGCCCCGAACTTCCACGGGGCCATCGGGGTCACGCGGGACAGCATCGAGGGCGTGGACATCACGGTGCCCGTCTACAACTTCACCGAAACCCACTACCTCGATGCGGTCTATGTGACCGGAAGCTACAAGATCAACCTCTTCAGGCTCACCGGCAAGGTCAACGCGGCTTCCTTTCGCGGCCTTGCTGCGGGCGAGGTGCTGTTCCTGGGCGCGTCCGGGTCCGCCCGCAGCGGCGACGACTGGGAGATCACCTACCGGTTCGCCGCCAGCCCGAACCGCATGAACATCACCATCGCCAGCATCACGGGCATCCGCAAGAAGGGCTGGGAGTACATGTGGGTGCGATACGAGGACGCCGAGGATGCCCAGGCCGGCGTCACCGTCAAGCGGCCAGTGGCGGTCTACGTGGAGCAGGTCTACGAGTACGGAGACTTCTCGCAGCTGGGCATTGGAGCATGACCTATGGGCGATGACATGAAAAAGGTCCGGTCCGGCGATCTACTCCGCATCCCGGCGGCGACTTACAACCGCTTCATCGACACGGCCCGGGCGCAGGCCCAGAGCGGGCCTGTGCTGTCCGCCCCCTCGGCGCGACTGTCGGAACGCGACAACGTGAAGATGTGCTGGTGCGCCTGGCAGGGACAGGCTCCGGGGCCGTGGCCGCAGAAGGTCCTGCCACCAAAGATTCCCGTGCGCGTGTATGGCCACACGCAGTTCGAGCGGATGCAGTGCTACGCTCCCAGCGACATGCAGTACTACGTCCACCAGCACGGCATCACGCTCGAGCCGATCCACTACGGGAATTACGGCCCGGTGGCGATAAGCGGAGGGCCCTACAAGTGCCGCATCGTCGAGCCGACAGAAGATGACGACGTGCAGACCGGAACGCAGCTCGGCGTGAGCATCGAGGGCGGCGTGTGGGCATTGAAGAAAAGCACCTCCGGGCACTTCACCGCGATCACGCCGGCCATCGAGGACCAGGAGGACGGCAACCTTTATTCCTGGGTGGTCATCGGTAGCGCAGGCAGCACGACGCTCTACGGCCGGGCCACGGTGGACATGCTGAGCTACCAGCAGAAATACCCCGTCGAGCTTGCCCGGGGCGGCTACGGCTGGAGCGGCGAGACCGTGGACTGCTACCCCATGTATCGGCGCATCGTCCCGGCCGGCACCCACGGCATCATCGCCTTCGACTACGTGGGAGAGATGGTCTTCTTCGACACGTGCGTGGTCCTGCCCTACGTCGACCAAGACCCGCAGAGCGTGCCGAACGGATTCATGTGGCTAAGGAGCGACCTGTAATGCCCGTTCCGAGACAGCTCCGATACTACTTCAGGGACAACTGGTATCACGAGCTTCTAGGAGCTCCCATCGCGCCAGTCAGTCAGCACAGCACGCCGCTGCGGGTGCAGTACAGGGACGAGCCTTACAGCGTCTGCATGTTCGACTACGACACGGTGAACGCGGCGATCGGCACCGCGGAGAAGCCTTTCAACGTCTGGGCGCTGGTCGCCCGTTTTGGCATAGGCGGCGTGAGCGCAACGCAGAGGAACGCCGGCCGCCACGTCAACAGCTGGACTCGCTTCTTCGCCTACTCGTCAACGTTCCCGACGGGACTGAGCCTGTTCCTGGTGGAGGCATTCATCTCGGGGCTCGGGAGCGTCTTTGCGCCCTACAACGGCGCGTGGCTCATGCAGATTCAGTATGCCGGCGGGAGCGGCGGCACCTGGGGTGTGCACTGGTATGCGCCGGCGCACGTCATCAAGGCCGACGCCTACTGCTTCAACCACGGCAGCCCGGACGAGGAGCAATACTTCAAGATCACGCTCCCGACCCTCCGTACCGGCGAGCGGTATGGCTACATGTACAACCGGATCGTGTTTCGGCGGGATGACGAGTGGCTCGACCGCGAGTACGACCACATGATGGGCGATTACTACATGTGGATGGACCGCGAGGCGGGCGGCAGCTACTTCGAGGACCCGGAAGTCGAGGCGGCATGCGCGGGCGCTTCGTGCGAGGTGCGCGTGCCATGGGATTACATTTAACAGACCCTTGACACCTCGTGTCAAGGGTAGGACAAGGAGGTAAGACGATGCGTTCATTCTGGAGAATGCGACATCTTGACCGCGACGGCAACGTGCTGTCTGAAGAGGAAGGCCCGAACATCTTCCACGACGAGGGCGAGGAGTGGCTCTGCAAGGTGGCCTTCAGCGAGGAGGCTGCCGTGCCGGCTTCGTTCTACCTCGGCCTCGACAACCGGGCCACGCCGACCGAGGCCGACACGCTCGCGAGCCTTTCCGGCGAGCCCACCGGCAACGGCTACGCCCGGCAGGCCATAGCCAGCGACGGCGTGGACTGGACCGTGCAGCAGGACGCCGGAAGCGGCGACTGGGAGGCGCAGTCGAAGACCGTGACCTTCACTGCCTCAGGTGGCTCCATCGGCCCAGTGCAGCAGATGTTCCTGGCGACCACGAGCGACAACACGGGCGTCCTCATCTGCACGCGGCCGCTCTCGCAGAGCCGCACGCTGGCCGACGGCGAGAGCCTGGAGTGCTCGCTCTACATCAGGATCGGCGAGTAGGCGCGGGCCTGTCCCTCATGATTATGGGAGGACCGGCCCGTGGCCACCATCTCCATCAACAACTCGATGGGGGGCATCACCGAGCCGTTCCTTGACCAGTACGTCTGGACGGACGGAAGCGGCACGGAGTGGGTCCTCACTTACACCCCCTACGTAGCCGGCGGCTCCGGCCCCGGTCCATCCTGTGAGGGCTGGACGGTCGGCGGCAATATGTGGCAGCCCGGCCAGCCGGAGATCTTCTGCTACTACGGCACGTGGTACTCCTATGAGCCGGACGTGGGCGCCTGGCCCCTCTTCGACTCGTTTCTCAATGGCACCGACGGCACGGGCGGCCTGCGCTATGACACCAAGACTTCCTGCCGCTCGATACCGGGGAGCATCTCGATCAAGTTCTGATTGTGGCAGTCGGCGGCAGCGACGTGGGCTTCTACCGGGGTGTAACGGTCCATGCTGAAGTGGACGGTGACGATACGCAGCACCACAACCCGCAGGCCGCCGGGCAGGCGCTTCTCTTGGGCGTCGGCGGTTCCGACGCCCGTCTCATGGTGCTCGACGACTTCAACGACGGGGACATCAGCGATTACGACTGGGACACTGGCACCTACTCGGCCACTCCTGCGGCGGCCTACGAGGGCGCATTCGGCCTTGAGAACAACACGATGGGTGGGGTTCCGCACCGCATCCGCAGGTCCGACATCACCACGCAGCAGGGCAAGCGCTACCAGTGGTGGGGGCAGGTCAGCGACCACTGGGGGCCGGACCAGTGCCAGTTCCTCTACGGCATCGATTACGCGACCGATCCTGAAATACGGGACAGGGCCTATCGGGCCGGCATCAGCTTCGAGTGCCACGACCTGGCCATCGAGCTGAAGGACTGGTATCACAACGCGACCACCCTCATCGCTTCGGCGGGGCTGAGTACTTCAGAGTGGTTTGCCGGCGCGTGGTATCGTTTCGTGCTGGAGTGGGGTACAGACGGTTCGCACAGTCTCTCCATGTACGATGTCAATGGGAACCTGGTGGCGTCGTGCAGCGGCACCGACTCGACCATCACCTCCGGCCCTGCCGGCTGGGAGACGCTGAACTGG